CACAAAATAGCCACTTCATTATGAGGTGGCTATTTTTGTGCCAGTAACTGGTTCTGATATTCGTTGTCTAGTTCAGCCACGACCGTACCTCAAGGAACAGTCGTTGAAATTGTGTCAGAACGCGTCTGTCAGCGCCGTATTAAAAGTGGGTTTGAGCCGCTTAAAACTTTTTCAGCACACAAAAAAACGGGCATCTCTGCCCGCCAATTGAAAACGACAAGTCATGTAATCAGTTTCCCAAGCAGAACGATCTGCTAAACAAGAAACTGGCTATTTTTATGACCAAAGAGGTTAGTGTAATGATGATACTGTACTGCCTGGATTTCAGCGAGGCAAAAAGTAACCTGGTCTATAAAATGCGCCACCGGTTAGCTATGCCGTGCGTCGGTTAAAACGGATCTACCCGCTTATCGCCTAGGACTGTCTTAATTATATCATAATCTTTTGGTTATCGATACTATACATCTGCTGCAAACAGTCCTCTTAACTGCTGGATCATGCTAACCACTGAATACGGTGGCTCTTGACTTGCTGTGGTAACTGCTCCACGATTCTGATACCAGAATTCGGTCAACATGGCCACGGCAATATCAAACTGCGAGTACGCTTGTAACTCATCAATTGCCGCTGTGCTGTCAACGGCATTGTGAACATAGTCTTGCGCCGCTGTCAGGTAGTTGCTGATCAAACTATCATCAGTATTAGTTTGCACACGCAGGCTATTTTTAATGTCATTAGTAGTTACAGTCATGTGCTCATCTCCTTATAAAAATAGGGGCGTACCCTAAGGCACACCCCCCACAAATTATGCTTTTGGCGTGGCTGCTACCGGTGTGATATCAACAATTCGAGCAGCGTCTGGATCAACCACTTCGTAATCGTTGCGGATGACCACGGCCAGTCCCTGAGAATAGCTATCGAAGCGTTCCCACTGGGTGTTGACTTCGTTCTTCTGGGCTAAGAAAATTGCTTGAGAAAAGTCTCCGATGATGATCCGATAGGTGCCCGCCTTATCAGTCGGCAATACTTTGTTAGCAATCACGATCACTGGTGCCCCAAACAGTTGCTTGCCTGATGGTGCCGTGATTGAAGGTTGTAACAAGTATCGGCCCTCGCTGTCTTTCAGTGTATCAAGGTAGTTGAAAGCATCCTGATTGACGATAACAGACAAGGACAGTGCTGGATCTAACTCAACATTGAAGGTTTGCTTGATGTCATCGAGACCAGTACCCGTGATGTGCTTGAAGTTATCGTTGGTGCCCGTCTTGCCAGTCAGAACGCTGATAATGTTGCTATTGTCCGTGTTTTGTACCAGCTTCTTGAGTTGATTCTTAACCTCGGCAACAATATCAACTTCACTGTCTTCTACCAGTTCATTAGACAGATAGATCTTGCCAGCACGGGTAGCAACCTTGTAGTCAACACCACGGAATAGGGTTGCATCGATCTCTGGCACGTCTGCAAGTTCTGCCTTGGTGGCTAAGACACCATTGTTAGTGAGGGCAATTGGGTAGGTGCCGACTGGGGTACCAACCTGCTTCACAGTGACGTATTTAGCCAGATCATAATCGGATTCCTTTAGATTCCAGACGTCTTCGATGACTTCTTTAGGGACAACTGCACCAGCAGTGGTTGTCGTTAAGCCGTCACGTTGTTCACCCATGCTGCGGATGTAGTCTTCGTAAGCGCGAGATTCGGTATGTTCTTTGTTGTCGATAATTGTTTTTTCAGTCATGGTTTTATCTCCTTTTTCTGGTTGTTCAGTATTAGTTTTAAGCCACTCAGTGTAGCTGCGTTTGTCCACTTGGACGTTGGTATCGTCATACGCTGGAATAGCTACCAGTGAGACGTCAAACAAGCTCTTTACTTGCTTGATGGTGCGGATCACTTGCCCACTGTCGTCCTTAGTGAACGTGTCACCGTCTGGCGCAGCATTGAAAGTAAAACTCATGGCTGACAGATTACCAGCTTGGACGTTGTTATAAGCATCATTGGCTGTGGTCGTATCGGGTAAGGTTGCTTCAAACTGCAAGCCTTTATCATCCACGTTTAAGGTCAAGGTGCCAGCCTTGGTACTGGCTAAGACTTGGCTAAAATCATGGTTTGAAACCATATAGACGTCTGATAGATCCACATTGTCGAATGCGTGCGGATCAACGAGTTCACGGAAACCCCCGAGATCCTTACTTGGGCTATTGAAAACTACTGCATAACCACTTAGTTTCTTTGGACTGCTAGTGGTGTCGTCCTGTTGCTGTGTGTCTGGATTGTCTTGGTCTTGACTGTCGTCTGCTGTGGTAGGATCAGTGGCAGTTAGATCAGCGTCAGGATTCAGGCGCTTTTCTACGTCATCTTGGTTCATTAGACGCACTTCCTTTCTGTTTATCTTGATAAGTGACAAGGTTGCTTAGTGGCGTGTAGTTCAGACTGACCATAATCTCATCACCACCGGTAATTGGTGACAGGTTTAATCTTGCTCGTGCTTCATTAGTGGTCAGAACACCGCCTTGCAGCCCATTAACTGCTAGTTCTTGCATCGTTGCTGGGTCTGCACTGAACAGCTTGTCAGTGTTGAAACTGAATCGATTATCGCCAGTCGAAAGTTTAGCATCCATCTCACTTGTGAAGCAGGTAAAATACTGAATCAGTGTGTTTTGCAGATAAACCAAATTCGACTGTACGGCATTAGAGTGCTCGCTTTCGATACCCAGCCGATCCAATGGTAACCCGAACGCTTTAGCAATCTGTTTAGTTGTCCAATCGCTAGAATTGACTAGATTAAGCACGTCAGTATTAACTTCGAGTTGCTTATAGTCCATATCATTGTCGAGAATGATTGTCTTGAGGGCATTATCACCACTGTTGGCAGCTTCAAATTTATTACGGATGTTTTCTTTGGCCTTGGTATCTAGCTGGGTCTTGTTGACCTTAAGAATGCCTGTCCCTTGGACACCGGAGTTAAAGAAACCTTTCAGCAACGCATGCCCAGACTTTTGTACCCCAACCTCATCACGGAGGCTATAAAGTGGTGATAGTCCTTTGTAACCGTCTTGTGTGAAGCACTTGAAGTGCAATACCTCGCTGGCGCTTAAACGCTGTGAGCGACCATTCTGGGGCGTATACGTGTAGCTGATAATGCTGGTCGTATCGTCTTGCTTGACCACCATTTGGCTGTTTGGAACAAACTCGAAGCCGGTGACTTGCCCGCTAGGGTTCTTAGTAACACGTGCAAAGCTGTTACCATTCAGCAGCATGTTAGCAGCTAGGGCAAACTTGAATGCCCATGCGGTCATGTGGTCATTGGGTGCCTTGTTAAGAAGCACGCTGATACGCTTGTCACTGTACTCAATCGGATTGGTTGCAAGATCACTGGCAATCACGCGCACCGCCGTAAACACGTCCGAATTACGTAAAGCACCAATCCCCACATATAGGCCGCTGTCGTTGCTGGTCATACTGACAAGCGCATCTAAGAACGGGTCGCTGTTGTCATCGCGTGGTTGTGTTGTGTCATTCGTGAAAAAGCTCATTGTTTCACCTCCCTTTGTTGAAGTTGATGATGACTGCGACGGAGATCAAGGCCGTGCCGACTGCTAACATACCAACGCCAAACCCGAACAGCCACCAGATACCGACAACCATACAGATTAGCCCCAGCATCAATAGCACGGTCTGAACATTAAAAACTAAAGTCATCGCTCGCATAGAACCGGTTCATCTCCTCACTGTTTTCTGTTGTCGTGATTGAATTCATTGCAATCGTGTAGGCATTCATCAGTGCTGCCAGTGGATCAATCTTAGTGGCGTTCTTTGCCTTATCTATCAGTGCATTATTGTTGGAATCGTATTTCAGAATAGCGTTGTTCACCGCATAGGCCAGTAACTGATTATCAGGGTGCTTTAACTTGCCATTGAAGAGATCATCACGGAATCTAACGGTCGGAATCGACAACGTAAGCCTACCTTGGCGCACTTCAACCATTGGCAAGTCACGCTTTTCAAACTCTGGTAGAAGGTATGAAAAAGACCATGGATCGTAACAGATGGCACGCACGTTCCACTGGTTCCGCTCGATCAGGTCGAGAATGAAGCGGAGCACCTCGTCATAGTCGATCATGCCGCTCTCCAGTTTGGTGATGCTGCACTCGCCGCGCTGTTCTCCAGCGATGTAATCGAACCCGTCACGTTTGATCTTTTCTTCCAGCCCGTACTTCGTTCCTACGAATGAATGGCTGTCAGCATACAGGTAGCCATCTTCTGGAACCAGCCACGAAATGCTAGTCAGGTCGCTAGACTTGGAAAGGTCAAGCCCGATATACACGTCCTTGTCTCTGGTGTCTGGTGGCTCGATAGTGGCTTTCTCCCAGTCGTCCAGACTGATGTAACTGTCTGCTCTAGCTGATTGCCACATGTTGAAGTTCTTGACGAGAACTGGCCTTAGGGTTCCTTGCTTGGCTGCTAGATCAACATCAGCTTGCAAGCTAGGCCGCATTGTCTTCGCTCTTTCAGCATTAGCCAGTAGTGGATTGGACTTCTCCCAAGTCTCTGGTGCAAAGGCTTCATCCTTGCTATCCTGCTCAAAAACGGCAATAAAATACCGATCTGCTTGTTCGCGACCGGTTAGGACTTTTGAAACGAATTTATATTCTTTATACATAGGACCATTCAGGTCTGGTCCCGTGGTCGAGATGACGGCCAGCAAACTGTTTTCACTGTTGATCTGGCCGGATTTGAGTGTTCGTAGAATCTCATCATTACGAGCCAAGGCGAACTCATCAATAATAGCCAAGTCACTTTGATAACCATCTAGGCTGTGCAGATCAGACGCAAGCGGAACGGCTCGGCTGTTGCTCTGCAAGTCGATGATTTCATTGCGGTTGATCTTCAAACGATCACGCACTGACTCAGACACCTTAGAGACCTGACGCAAACCACTAGACAACATATCAAAGGCTAAATGTGCTTGGGAATTGCTGTTGGCTGTGTAGACACACTCTCGGTTCATGGCTGGCTTGTTCTCCCTGAGGAGATACAGCGCGCAAGGCAGGCCATTAGGTACGATTTTCCGTTCTTTCTAGCCATCGATATATAGGCTCGATCATAACGGCGATTGCCGGTTGCCTTATCTCTCCACCCGAAAAGCTCAGCAACCAACCACTTTTGGTAAAGTTCTAGTTTTAGCGGTGACCCATCGCGTGCCGGCATCAGTTCGATGAATTTAATGGCTTTGTTGGCAAAGTCCTCATCGAAGTAATACGGCCATGGGTTCTTCTTGCGCTTGCTGGCTTTCAGGTCCCGCCGATAACGTCTTGCAGCTTGCTTGATCTTTTTACAAGCAACAATCTCACCGCTTAGCACCTTGTCAGTGTATTCAGTCGCATAGTTCATGATGACATCAGATCCGCGAACGGATCGTAAGGCTTCTTCTTAGTCTCATTCTTCACTGCCAACTTTGCCCGGCTGTAGACTGACAAGCCAAGCAAGTCATCAATACGGATCATCTGATTAGTGGCATCAAGTTTCATTTTGACTGCTGGGTTAGCTTTCACACTATCGGTGGTTTCAACCATCATGCCTTGTTCTTGAATCAGCTCGGCAGCTTTCTGAATGTCAGAATAGGCTTGGCAATGACTGGCAATCAGGGCAGCGTCCAGTTCGCTCACTGGAATGTCCTTCTTGAGTAACGGCACAATACGTTGCCACTCGGTCACGGCATAGTCATCAAGCCATGCAGGGGGCTGATCAACTAATTCTTGATAGGTAAATAATGATTCTTCCATGTCGCGCCGATCGGCGAGCTTCTTCTTGCTCATCGTGCCACGCATTTGGGTAATGGATTTCAGTGGTGCTCCCATCTCGTTCACGTCCTTTCTTTATAATTACAATTAGATTTATCTAACTTAATTATAACACATAGTACCAAATACCCATGATATATTGCGGTTATCACGGATTTTCAACAACGAAACTCCTATGCTTGGTTCCCAAAACTAGATTACCTAGCCCCCGTATTTATGTGGGGGTAGCGTGCCGCGTCTTCTACTTTCGTTTTGGTTCCGTGGCAAGCATTACACAGACTTTGTAAGTTGCTCTCGTCCAGTCTGCGATTCCAGTCCACACGTATTGGCACTCGATGATCTACCACGTCAGCTTGTACGTATAACCCCTTTGCTTGGCATCGTTCACACAGTGGATGTGCTAGACGATACGAGTAAGACAGCTTGCGCCACGCTTTGGACTTGTAGAACTTAAAGTAACGACCACCGATTGCTTTGCGATATGCATAGCGTTCGTTGTCGGACGCTCGTGGTTCTGGCTGGTGCTTATCACAGTACCGTTGATTGAACGGCACCATAGTGTTGCACCCAGCGTGGTTACATAACTTCATGATCATGCCAATACGCCTGCCGTTTCTGGCTCAGGCTTATCGTCGCTATAGTAAAGCTGAACAGTCAGGAGGTTATTCGGTGTAACGGATACCCTAATAAACTCAACTTGATGTCTGTGTAACATCATGAACTTGTCGATGACACCGTTTAGTTCTCCTTGATACGCAGTATATTCAAATAGTTTCATAGTTCTAAGCTCCTTTGGTTGTCTTCTTGAGTGTCACAACATCGAATGCATTGGGATCATCATCGTAGGCAATAGACTGAATCGCGTACAGGGTGCCATTAAGTTTTACCTGTGTGCTGTCATCTATCGCGTCAGTGTGGCGTACTACGATCGATATAGTGTCCGCTAGGTCTGTGCCCGTGATCTGGTAGGTCTGTGTAACAGTGCGGTTATATGATCCATAGAACAGGGTGCCAGTCGACTCAAATGTAGAGATGTTAATACCTGCACCAGTCCTGCGACTAACTGTCTTACCGATTTCAGCCACCTTGTTCAGGCGGGCAATTGAATAGTTCTTCATGATAGTTCTCCTTATTAGCAGATGTGGGGCGCAAGCTTGATCTGTTCTTTGATGCTTCGCCCTGAAATGTTTGCATGCCAGTTAAGTTCGGCGTAGTCGGCTATCTCAAATCCGGCTGCCAATAGTGCGCCTTTCATCATGCCGTTAGTGATGTAGAAACCACTGGGTAAGTCAGCGAATAGATGCTTGATACCGTATGAGGTATAGTCGCTGTTGATTGTCTTTCGCTTGGCCAGTCCCTTAGTCCAGAGATATAAAGCGTTCTGCTTGTCCTCGGGCATCAGCATAAACGCGAACGGATGATCCTGTTTAAATGGATTAAAATCTGGTGACTTAGGTTCAATGTGCCAATTCTTGTACTCATAGTATTTGCGATACTTCTCAGGGATAGGGAATTCTTGTTCAAACCTAGCCCATGTACTTTCTGGGTATAACATCCTTTTAACCTCCGTAGTTTTGAATTTGTTTGTTTTATACGTGGCACACGTGGCACACCCGGAACATTGTTGATATAACGGGGTTTATCTGTGCCAATTCTGAAATTCTACGTGGCACATACCCGGCACACACGTGGCACAGAATTAATATGTGCCACGTCTGCCCCGTCTTGTGCCACGTCTGTGCCACGTATCAAATCGCTGTAAGCATTGATACTACTGTATTGTGCCACGTGTGCCGCTTGTGCCACGTTAAAAATAGGAAGTTTACTGTCGAACGTATCCACGCGGTTGCCCTCCGGCTATACGGATTCGTTGCGCTTGCCAGCCTTCCATGTTGTCCATAATGAGCTTAATACGCTTTGCATCAGAGTTTGTACGGCCCATCAGGTAACGGTCAACTGATTTGTCGAACACCACTTCCATAATCTCTCTAGTGGTGGTTTGTTGCAGTGGCTGTAATTCTCCAGCATCCAAGTGCTGTTGTAACCAAGTGGCCACCTCGCCGTTATGGTCAATATGAGTGTGAAAGAAGCTGGCCTTCAGGCTCAATGACAGCTTTTCCCAATTTGATGGTACTTTCATGTTGAGGAAGTCTTCGATGGCCTCTTTCATAGGGTCAACGGTCTCTGCTTCTTGTTGATATGGTTTAGCCAGTTGCATCAGCTTATCATCAGCAAAGACACTCTCACCCGCATCAACCCATGTTTTGACCTCTGCCAGTATCTGATGGATATCGTGGTCAATCTTCGGTACGCTTTCTTCATTGCGCCATACGGTCTTTGTGGGCTTTGTAACACCGCATTTGATAGGGAAGAAACGCCGCTCACCAGTTGCGTCCTTCAAGTAGTCCTGTTGATTAGTGCTGCCAATGAACACGCACTTGCGTAAATGTGGGTAAACATAATGGCTGTAACTCCCTCGGTATGAATCAGACTGGGAGCTGACGAAGCTCTTAGCTGATTCAATCTCGGTCTTTTTCATAGCGGAAAGCTCGCCTAGTTCCATGATCCAGTTACCTTGCAGCTTCTTATAATCTTCGTCCGTTTTTCCCATTGATTTTAATGAATCACTGAACTTTTTCGGGAATAAGTTACGAGCAGCCGTACTCTTGCCAAGTCCTTGTTTCCCTTCGAGAATTGGAACGATCTCAAACTTGCAACCGGGCTGATAGACACGTTTTACAGCCCCAGCTAACCACTTACGAGTAACAGCACGGGTGTATTCATTGTCTTCGGCGCCTAGATAGTCGATGAAGTAACGTTCTGCTCTAGGGATACCGTCCCATTTTTCAGCTTCGATCCAGTCTTTAACCGGATTAATTGAATGGTCCTTGCCAACAGCAACAATGGCATCTTGCTCATTCTGCTTGCTAAACAAGAGATTGTGCTTACGCTCCATATATGAGCGGACGACAGCGTCATCTTCATCAGTCCAGAAACCTTTACGAATCGGCAATCCTTTAACGCCTTTTGTCTTGATGAGCATCTCTGAAAAGTCGTCCCAAGCGACGACATTGGCGAAGGCTGGATCATTTTCAAGTAGCAGTTGAATATTAACCAATGAATCTTTTCTAATCCCACCATTGCCATCAAGTTTAAGGTCATTTCGCCATTGCTCTTGACCCGTAAAATCAACGTTGACCACTTTATTGGCTTCTTGCTTAATATCTTCAGGCATCGCTTTAACCAATAGCGCGCCTCCTCTCTTCGGCTTTCAATACTGACTTGAAAATCTTATTAACTTCGCCTTCTGCCAAGGGTGTATCTAAATAGTTATCATTAGTTGTAAACAGCAAGTTATAAACTGTCTGCGGCTCTGCGCCTGTGAAGAACATTTTGCCAGCAATCTTAGTCAGAAAGTCATTGCGATTGCCAGTACTAGTGCCATTCACTATTTCATCTAGTAGCTTGCCTGTCCATCGTTTGCCTCGATAAACTGTTGAACCACCCAACTGTGGGTTAGGGTGGCTGACACGTTGAATCTCTCTAAAAGCCAATTTGGCGCTGGTGCTAATTTGGTGATCTTGTGCCCTTTGAGTGGTTGATACATGCCGTTCTCGCGAATGCTAGGGAAAACCGGCACACCAGTCGCAATATAGTCAAGGCCGGTTTTCTCGCCATTCTTAGAGAACAAATCCGATCGACTGGTTAGCTTCAATTCCTTGGGATAGGTGAAGAAAATATGAAGTCCACCGTTTGGGGTTGTTTCTATATAGGTAGATGGAATTTGATCAGCACGACCATCAGCGCTCAATTTAGCCAACGTCTCATTGCCATTAGCCCCACTTTTATGACCCATATCAATATCGAATACCAGCACGCCATCAAGCCCCAAGCCAATATTGTAATTAGGATGTTCGCCCCACCATTTCTTGGCTTGTTCTGGGTCTTTGGTAGCGTCCTTATAGCCGTGGGAACCATTAAGTGGTGTTCGTGTCTCTGGCGCAAGGGGATAGACTGCAAAGCCGTGTTGCTGATAACCAAGCGCCATTTTAAGAACGTCGATCATCGGCAGCATCTCCCTCCATAAGTAGACGACGAGCATCAATGATCATGTCAGCGACTGTGTCGGCCAGTGCTGATTGCTGTTCATTGTTGATCTGATGTCGCAAGATATTCACCATTGCACTTGTATCGCTTAAAAGTGCCTGTGCGGTTGTATAGTAATCTTTCTTCATCATTTGTCTGCCTCATCAGTTTCAGGGGAGTCAATAGCGGTAATCTGCTTGGTGATAATATCTCGGGCACAAAAGACTAGGCATTCCCACGTATCAAAGTCTCGTAAAGCCTCTAAAGCTACCAATGCGGCATTGTCGTGCGAGTGATTTTTATCGAAATGGCAAACTGAGATACCGAACTCATCTAGTTCATCGCATAGTGCAGATAGTGCCCCTTTTGCTTTGCGCAAGTCGTACAGCGAATCATTCAAATCTAATGGCTTATTAACAGTATTTGAAACATTTTGCATCATAATTGCCTCCATTTTTCTTGACAAAAACATCTAATAGAGACAAGCTAAAAGTTGATATATATCTTTTCGCTTGTCTTCTTCTCGCCTTGAGCTGGCACTCTTGGCGATTTTTTTGTGGCTTCATTTAGTGAACGACGTTCAGCTTTTTTAAACGCCCAGTATCGATCACATTCTGCATCAGCTTGGACGTAGTCATGCCACTGAAAGCCGAGCCTTGTGCTAGCCATTCGTGCCATGGTCATCATCCTCTCGAAATTGCAGATACGCTCCAAACACGCTACCGACCATGAAAGCCATACAGAGCGCCGGAACAATGAGCGGGTGGCTTAGTAGCCACACAATAATGTTAATCATCGGCATCATCCTCGTTTTCATACAGCTTTAGGATCTCCGATACCCGCAGCAGCTCTTTTGCAGCCGTGATTGCCAACTCGCTATTGGAAATATACTTGCCATCAACCGTGACAGTACTGTCTTCTGCAATGGCATGAACGTTAAGCTGAATGTCGTCAATCAAATTTCCAAGCTCGTGATCTAGTGCTATCTCTTCTTTACTAAACAAATTCATAATGTTTCCTTCCTGACTTTATGCGCCTGCCATAAGTTGCTTACAATTTGCCGCCTGCCCAGCAGTCTAAACTTCCCTTGATGCCATGAACTCGATCAACTGCTTCTTGCTAATACGCTTAGCAGTATTTACATGCGTTACCTTGATTTCGCCACGCTTGATGAGCTTGTCGAGTGTGCCACGGCTGACAGACAAAAGCTTGCATGCCTCACCAAGATTCAAGAATTCTGGAATCTGTGGCTGGATGGTCTGCTGCTGTGGCATCATCTCTGCTACTGTTTGACGTACAATCGACCGAAGTTTGTTCTCAAACTCTGGTGTAGTGCTGATCTGTAGTTGCATTGTGTTTCGCCTCTTTTTACTCGTTTTGGGTACAAACACAATCTATACTCATTTTGAATACAAGTCAATGCCTAGTGACAAATTTTCTCAAATCGAGTAAAATCAAGTTCTAGGAGGTTACTCATATGCATAATCGAATAAAAGAATTCCGTGACCAGAAGGGGTGGACGTTACGCGAGTTGGCAGATAAGCTTTCGATGGCTGTCACCACACTAAGCAACTATGAAAGGGAAAAGAGAAGACCACCAACTGATGTATTAATAAAGCTGGCAGAAATTTTTGATACTAATACCGCCTATCTAATGGGATTGCCTGATGCTCCGTCAAAAGCGTTAACCGATGCTCATATCCACCAAACGGTTGACAGTGTAAAAAAGGAAATTTCTTCATCTAACGAAAACATTCACGAGCATATGTTGCAGCAGTTGGCTTACAAACTGTCAACGACCCATTTAGATAATTTAAGTTCAGTCCAAATCTCTACCTTAATCGCCATGCTGGATATTTTGCATAATTTGGATGATTCCAGTATTCATGATCTTACAGTAGCGTTGCAGTCTATGTCGCAAAATTTTCCGCCCGTTTTCGATAGCAAAGATGAACTTATGACAGAAAAATCCAATGACAAAAAATCGTTTGAAAACTTCGTTGATAAATACTTTTCGGAAGCTAAAATCAAGAACAACTAGTTTTTAATATCATGGCCGAAAAATCGGCCGCCACCTTTTCCCCAATTTCGGGGAAAACTCTCCAATCTAACACCGCCTGCCCAGCGTGACGGATAGGAGAAAGCAAATGGCATCGATTAAAAAGTACGCAACGAAAGACGGCAAAGAGTTCTGGCGCGTTCAGGTCTTTGCTGGTAATGATCCACAGACTGGCCACAAGAAGTACAAGGTGCGGCGAGGGTTTAAGACAAAAAAAGAAGCCACTGTTGCAGCAGCTAGACTTGAACTAGCAATCAGCAACGGTGACTTAGAAGAAGAGAAACCAAAGCCCGTGTTCTTTCGGGATGTATATGAGGAGTGGTATGGAAACTACATTAATACGGTAAGAGAGTCCACATGGGCCCGAACTGCTGGCATGTTCAATAATCACATCCTACCGGCATTTGGCGGTAAGCGAATTGCCACGATAACCACTAAGGACGTGCAGAAGGCTGTTAAGAGGTGGTTTGAATTCACGTCTGCTAACTATAAGCGGTGGTATAACTATGTTTCATCGGTTATGGACTATGCAGTTCGACAAGGGTATATGGATAAGAACCCCGCCAAAGCCGTTGTTTTACCGCACCATGACGATCTGGTTGGTGATAAGCCGGAGAACTTTTGGACTAGGGAACAAATGAATCACTTCTTTGCCTGTATCGACCAAGCGAACCACTTCGATATCTTCATTATGTTTAGAGTTTTAGCCTTTACAGGCGTTCGTCGCGGTGAACTATTAGCGTTGACGTGGAATGATGTAAGCTTTAAAGAAAACAGTATTAAAGTGAACAAAACACTAACGCAAGGTGATAAAGGCCATCAGATCGTTCAGGCACCAAAGACACGTGCTGGACGGAGAACCATTCCGGTAGACGGTCAAACGATGGCATACTTGAAACGGTGGCGTAGAATACAGCAGGGAACATTCATACAGCTAGGTATTAATACGATGCAACCGAATCAGTTGCTTTTCACTAATACTAAAAACGGGTATCAGTCATTAAACACACCGTCTAAGCGACTGCATAAGCTGCAAGATGACAATGGACTTACACCCAGAATAACCATTCACGGGTTCAGGCATAGCTTTATATCTAATTTACTGATTGCTGGTGTTCCTGTTACGTCAGTACAAAAGCTGGTAGGGCACACAGATCCGACTATTACGCTTGGTGTGTATGCTCACGTCAGTGCAAAGCAGGAATCAGAGGCCACCGCTGCACTTGCAAAATATATGCAAAATTGA